GCAGAAGGATGGGGATTAATGCAACACGAAAGTATGGCATGCGGTAGACCTGTAATTGTTGCAAATTATGGTGGATTAAAAGAATTTGTTACTCTTGACAATAGTTTTTGTCTAAGACATATAGAAGTAGACGCAACAGGATTCTGGGAATTTCCTGGTGCAAAATGGTCAAGATATGATGAAGAACATATGATTGAAACAATGAGATATTGTTACAATAATAGAGACAAGGTAAAAGAAAAAGGTATAATTGCAAGCAAAGATGCTTGCAAATTATCCAATGAATTGTTTATACAAACACTATTAAAAACACTATCAATAGACTTTTAATTTTTCATGTCCAACAACAACATCTGTATCAATAAATACTTTATAACCCAATCTTGTTACTTCTCTACACCAAGCAACATCTTCCATTGTAAAATCTGTTGAACCCCTAATATTAACAAATTCAGGACGAAACCAAGGATATTTCATACTTTCAAATACTCCTCGTTTAACCAACATAAATCCAAATCCTGTATAAACTACGGGGAATTTTTTCCATTTTTTGTAATCTGCTAACATAGTATCATCCATAAATTGGAAACTACCATTTTTTTGGAAATAATCTTCATCCCAATATGGAACTGTTGCATAGTGTGTTCCACCATCCATTTTGTATAATCCACTGATGATGTCTTCTTTGTGATCTAATAATTTTTGAAATTGTTGTGGCGTGAAAATAACGTCATTGTCTAACCACATCATGTAATCATAATCTACTTTTCCTCCAAATGGAATTTGATTTTCTCCTGCTAAAATATTGCCTCCAAGACACATGTTTCTAACATAATAAATGTTGCAACTGTATTTTTGGTTATAGACAATTTGGTATCCTTTGTAATAACAGTATGATACTAAATTTGTCCAAGATTGAAGGAAGTTTCCGCTGAATTCTCTGCCAGGTAAACAAAACAAAATTTTCATAAAATAAAATAATTAATTTTTTTGAGTCAATCATATATATTATTGTTACAACGTAGAAAGGATATTTTAATTATGGAAAACCAGTTATCTAAACTTAGTGTTACAGAAATCAAGGCAGCCGTTTATGACGAACTAGCCAAGGCTGAACAAGCTCAAGCAAATATTCGCATTCTAAATCAAGAATTGCGTAATAGAATGCAACCACAAGGTGCGCCTCTAGACGGCGGACAACCACCAGTGACTCAGGTTGACTACAACCCACCATCTCTATAATATGTCAGAACCAATCAAATTAAAACAAGAAGAGCTTGACGGGTTGAAACAAATTCAATCCAAGTATCAAGAAAAAATCTATCTCTTTGGTCAGTTTTATCTTGAACGTGTTGCTCTTGATGAAAAAATCAAACAACTTGCCGATGCGGAAGCTAAGGCTCGTGAAGAATATTCCGAAATCCAAAAAGAAGAACAATCTTGGGTTAATAAGATTGCGGAGTCATATGGCGATGGTAATTTGTCGCTTGCTGACGGAACATTCGTTCCTGCTAAAAAGTAATCTTATATTAGAATTACACTAACCGCAACATTCTTTATATGTTGCGGTTTTTTTATTTATATAAGCAATCGCAATTTATAATATATAACCGCAACAAGTATAACTGAAGAATATTAACTACTATTAAACTAAGCGCTTATTGCGCTCTTATATTATGGTTATTATAATTCTTTGTCAAGATAAATAAATTCTTACTATTTATTATATGTATGATTAAATTAGAATCATTATTAAAAGAAATCCATGATGCCAATTTGTTGGAACAAGAAGAAATTATCACATTGTATCTTGATATGGATGGTGTTTTAGCTGACTTTGAATTACAATTCGAACAACTCACCAACGAAACTCCTGGTGTTTTTGAGAAGAAAAAAGGAACAAAAGCGATGTGGTCAACCATTTTTACGGAAGGTGTCCCATTTTGGAGTGAAATGCAACCAATGTCTGATTTTCATATTTTAAGAGACTACCTCGTTCGATTAAAAAATAACCCAAAAGTCAAAATTGAAATTTTAACAAGCACTAGTGCGGAACAGATTCGTGTAAATTTCCCACAAACCGCATCGAAAATTATTCATGATATAGAACTTGGGAAAACGATGTGGATTAAAAAATACCTCACAGGAACAAAAATAAATTTTGCGGTTTCAGGAACAGATAAAGCTAGATGGGCAACAAGTTCTACAATTTTATTAGATGATTTATATAAGAATGTAGAACAATTTATTGCTGCGGGTGGAGAAGGTATTGTATATAGAAACGCTGACCAAGCCAAAAAAGATATAGAAACCGTAGTGGGAGTAATAAAAGAAACACACGGATATAGTTGGTCCAATGTATGAAATATAGAATTTATAATACTCAACTAAATCCCGCAATATGGAGCGGATTGGTTCTTAATAAAGAAATAAAAGATAAACTAATTCAGGTTGCAAATGACTTTTATAAAGATACTGAATTAGCCGCACCTATTGTTGATATACTATTTGTTGGTAGTTTGGCAAATTACAATTGGTCAACTCACAGTGACTTTGACCTTCATTTGGTTATAAATTTCAAGAATGTAAATAGTGACACCGAAATGGTTGAAAAATATGTAAATCAATTAAAAGCTGCATGGAATAAAGACCATGATATTCATATAAATGGATATAACGTAGAAGTGTTTATACAAGATGTAACCAAACAGAATAGGTCAAGTGGAGTATATTCACTATTAAGTGCAAATTGGATATCCAAACCAAAATACGAAAACTTTAGTGTAGATAACAACTTGATACAGAACAAATACAGCGATGTGGTGTATAAGATAAACAGTGCAATTAAAGAATCAAATCTAGAACTATTAAAAACCACCCTCAAAGATGTGTATGATATGCGTCAATCTGGATTGGATAGAGGCGGAGAATTAAGCACGGAAAATCTAGTGTTTAAAATATTGAGAAGTAGAGGTCACTTGGAAAAACTTAAAAATGCCATCACTTCTACATATGACCGACAGATTTCAACAAAAGAATCTTAATTTTTTTAAAAAAACAAATATTTCATAATATTTATATATAACCAAATAAGGAATAAACATATATGGCTGACTTACTAAATAGCAACGAGATATACTTTACGAATTTCGAAACAAAAACTAAAAACCGTTTCATTTTATATTGTGACGGGATACCTTCATTTCTTGTAAGAAAAGTAAAGAGACCAACAGTAAAGAGTGAAAAGAAGACTCTTGACCACATCAACATTCAACGTTACTACAAGGGCAAAACCACTTGGGACGATATTACAATGGAATTGTATGACCCAATCGTTCCATCCGGTGCTCAAGCAGTAATGGAATGGGTTCGTCTTGGTCACGAATCTGTGACCGGCCGTGATGGTTATAGTGATTTCTATAAAAAAGATTTAACAATCAACGTTCTTGGACCAGTTGGTGATAAAGTAGAAGAATGGACCCTTAAAGGTGCATTTATTACCCAAGCTGATTTTGGTGAAGGCGATTGGACTGATAGTGGTGAACCTCTTGTAATTGGTGTTACTTTGAGTGTTGACTATTGCATTCTCCAATACTAATAAAACATATTCCTTATTTTACCCCACCAATAAAAAGGTGGGGTTTTTTGTTTATATAGATATTTATTAACATATGAATAATGAGAACGTAAGATTGTTTGTTAGAAGAATTCTTAAACAATTACAAGAAGGTGACGCTGCTCAAGCAGAAAGAGATAGAGTGGAACAAGATTTATTACGACTCAGAAGAAAAGAATTGGGAATGGCAAACAAAAATTTATCAGATAAAAAGAAAGACCAATCCACTGCAATCGCATCAAAAGACCCAGATAAAAGAGATGATGCTGAACAAGAGGTGGAAAAAGCCGAATTAGAAAAGAAAAAAGCAGATGATAATTTAAAAGCTGCTAGAACCACTCGTTTTTAAAATAAAATAATTTAAAATTTAGTCGGTCAAATATATATTGTTATATAATATAAAGTTATGGATGATAATTTAATGGTTCCAATTTCAAGACAATCTGCAGGATCGTCACAATCTCAACCCAAAAAAGAAACAACTTATCCAACTGAGTTGATTGATTTGCCAAGTCAGGGATATTTTTATCCAAATGAACATCCACTAAGTGATGGTCATATCGAAATGAAGTTGATGACTGCCAAAGAAGAAGATATTTTGATGAACCAGAACCTCATCAAAAAGGGAGTGGTTTTAGATACTCTTCTTGAAGCACTAATAATAAACAAAAACGTAAAGTTAAACGATTTGTTATTGTGTGATAAGAATGCTTTATATATTGCTGCTAGAAGATTGGCATATGGTGATAGTTATGGTCCATTGGATGTTAAATGTAATAAATGCGGTGAGAAAAATGAAAAAACGGTAAACTTGGGTGAAATTAAAATTAAAGAATTAGATTTCTCAAAATACACCAAGGGAGAAAATAAATTTGAATTTGTTCTTCCGTATAGTAAGAGAACTATAACTTTTAAATTATTGACTCATTTTGATGATAAACAAATAGATGCAGAATTAAAAACAGCTGCAAAATTGTTTAAAAACGGAAACACATCAGAATTGACCACAAGATTCAAGTTTATTATTACATCTGTCGATGGCAATACAGATAAAGCTGAAATTAGAAAATTTGTAGAAAACGAACTTACTTCCAGAGACAGTTTATCTTTTAGAACCTATATGAAAGAAGTTTCTCCTGAAGTTGACTCTTCTTTCAATTTTGTATGTGAACATTGTGCCAATGAAGAAAGGATGGGTATACCGATTACGGTATCCTTTTTTTGGCCTGACACCGACATATAAAGTTCAATTACACGAACAAATATTCAGTCTTGCGTATTATAGCGAAGGTGCTTTCACGCAAGACATTGTGTATAAACTTCCGGTTCATTTACGAACTTTCTATTTAAACTTGTTAATAAAAACAAAACAAAAAGAAAGCGAACAGGTGGATAAATCATCTTCATCTTCTTCTAAAATAAGACCAAAAAGATAATTCTCCGTATATTTATATTATGTATT